GGTTTAAGTAATGAGAGTAATAAACTTTATAAAAGGTAATAAATGATTAACCACGGTCAGATTAAACGCAAGATAAAAATAAAAAAGCAAGCGGTAATCAGCAGGCATTTGTTAAACCTTAGTATAGAAGCGTATAATTGGAAACAACTAAATAAGGTACTACTTAAAAGAATATGCAAACAATACCGACCGAAGCTGAAGAACAGGCCGCAGTAGTGCAGTATTGTGCTTTCAAGCGTCTGTCGCTGTTTCATTGCCCAAACTCGACTTATACAACATCTTGGAAACAAAAAGCCCACAATCGAGCTATGGGTGTGTCTGCTGGCGTGCCTGATTTATTTATTATTGTCGGCAACAAACTTATAGCCATAGAGATGAAGCGATTAAAGGGTGGCATTGTTAGTCCAGTACAAAAGGATTGGATTGCTAAACTTAACGCCGCTGGCATAGATGCAAGAGTGTGCAAAGGCTCAAAAGAAGCTATTGACTTTATCAAAAGTATGTTAGTATAGCAGTATAAGCGGTTTACAATTATGAAAAAAGCAAACACAATACCAAATAGCACCCACAGTTTATGCTTTCTGTTGGGTGCTTTTTGTTGTAAGGAGGAAAATGTTTAAATCTGTTGGATTAGTAGGCAATGGATATCTAGGCCGAGCTTATGCAAAAGTATTTGCTGACTCGCCAATCTATGATCCTATGGCTCTGGGAGACAAATCTGCCAGCAAAGAAGATATTAACGCTTGCGATATTGCATTGGTGGCTGTACCAACCGACCCTATGCCTGATGGCTTACTAGATATGAGCATTATAGAGGCTACTGTTGATTGGCTTAAAACCGATCTAATACTTATTAAGTCAGCACTAATGCCTGGCACTGTGGATAAGCTTGTGGAAAAGACTGGCAAGAAGATTGCTGTATCTGTTGAGTTTATTGGAATGGGCAAGTATTACCTGCCACCACATAAGTATCCTGATCCGCTTGACCCACAGAAGCATGAAATGCTCATCATTGGTGGCGAACTAGATACTGCCTCAGCCTGTGCAGAAGTGCTTTGGGCTAAGATGTCGCCGGATATTCGTATTCACTTAATTAGTGCTAAAGAGGCCGAGATGTGCAAACTAATTGAAAATGCTTGGGGAGCTATGAAAGTCACTTGGGCTAACTGTATGTACTCAATGATTACCAAGTCGGACGGTAATTATATCAAGACCCACCAAGCCTGGACTGCGGACGGCCGAGTTGATGCAATGCACACTAGAGTAGTCAAAGGCAAAAGGGGTTGGAAGTCGCACTGTTACGATAAAGACATTCAGGCGTTGCAAACTTATTCACAGGGTGTGGGGGCTAATGATATGGCTGAATATATGGATACAATAATTAAATTAAATCAGGAGCATTTGCAATCTAATGATTAAAATAGTAGCTAGCTTTGATGACGGATCACTGTATGACTTACGCACAGCAGATATGCTTAATCAATACGGCTTGACTGGTACATTCTATATACCTGTGAATTGGCAACGCTACTTAGCAACCAAGCGAATTGAACCACTTACTTTTTATGATATCAAAGAGTTAGACAAACGGTTTACTATCGGCTCGCACGGTTTCAATCACGACTTGCTCACACAGGTCAATGAAAAAAAACAGGACAAAGAAATCAACGACAGTATTGCCTGGTGGACTCAACAGGGCTTTGATGTTGATTCTTTTTGTTACCCTAGAGGTTATTACAATGAAAAGATTAAGCAAAAGGTCAAAGACGCTGGCTACAAATCAGCTCGCACTGTAAAGGTCGGCAACTTAGAGCCTGCTAAAGACCCTTTTGAGACTGAAACTACTGTGCATATCGGCTATGACCGAGCAGAGTACAACACCGACTGGCTCACCTATGCAAAAAACAAAGTCAAAGAAGCAGTACTGCGCGATGCTGAAGGTGAAGATATAGAATACAATTTTTGGGGCCATTCAGAAGAGATACACCGCTATCAGCAATGGGACAGATTTGGTTTATTATTGAGGTACTTGAGTGAAAATATACCTACCTAACTACGACAAAAATGCTATCGGTGGAGGCTGGTCATTCATTGCTAACTTTAGAAAAGCGATGAGAGATACTATTACTGACAATTATGCCGAGTCAGATATATTCTTTCTACCGAGTGCTTCTATGGTCAGTCGAGATGATGTTGAACAGGCCCGGCGAGATGGTAAAAAGATAGTACTACGCTGTGATAACATAATTCGCAACAGTCGCAATCGCAATACTGGTATGTCAAGAATGAAAGATTTTAGCGAATGGGCCGACTTGGTGATATACCAAAGTGCTTTTGCCAAGCACTTGCTTAATCCTTATCTAAAAAGCGAGAATTACAAGGTGATACTCAATAGCGTTGATGAGAATATATTCAACCCTACAGGCCGAAGCGATCAAGAGAGCAGATACTATTATGGCAAACACTCTACCGATGAGACAAAAAACTGGGAAATGGCACGAGTGGCTTATCAGGGCGTACAAGAAGACCACAAAGACGCAATACTTAACATTGTAGGCAGATATGATACTGCTGAGTATAACTTTGATTTCTACAATGGTGAAAACTATAAGTACTGGGGGTATATTAGCAACCCTGAAGCTATGGCAAATATCTATCGCTTATCTGATTGGTTCGTGTATACCTATTTCAATGACGCTTGCTCTAATTCTTTGATTGAAGCTATGTGCTGTGGAGTACAGGTATACGACTGCTACAAGATGGCAAGCACTGGTGGCACACCTGAGATACGCAGACACTATGATTATTTAGGCTCAAAGTATTTCGAATTAGAAAGAATGGGCGCTGATTACAAGAAAGCATTGGAGAGACTATAATGGCAAGTGTATACAAACAACAACTAATTGACTGGCTATCTCAGCTTGAAGTAGAAACCGATACTGTAATTGACATTGGTGGCTCACAAGACCCGGTCAAAGGTCGCACCAAAAGCTGGGCTGTAAATAACTATTTGATTGCTGACTTACCAGACCCTCACAGAATGAAGCAATCACCTGATGTTATATTGGACTTAGAAGATGACATCACTACTACTCAGCGCGCAGACTTGATATTCTGTCTTGAAGTATTTGACTATATACGCGACCCAATCAAGGCTCACAGCAATCTATCTAGAATGTTAAAAAAGAATGGCTCAGCTTGGGTCAGCTATCCATTTATCTACCCACACCATAATCCTATTGAATTAGATGGCTTGAGATATACTGAGCCGACAATTAGATATTATGCAAACCTATTCAAATTAAATGTTGATGAAATTGTATATAGAAGACCTCAATCAAAACTTCTAAGAGAATACTTTGCAGAAGATAATTACAGATCAGCAGCAGGATATGACCACGATGTTATAGGTTACATTGTGAGGTTCTCAAAATGAGACATATATTCATTGACTTAGGAGCTTATGACGGCGACAGCATTAAAACATTTATGCAGATAAAAACCTTGCCAGTAGCACCGGAGCTATTCTCAATTTATGCCTTTGAGCCTAACCCAGTCTTTGAAAAACCTTTGAAAGATTTGCAAAAAAAGCTAGCAAACTTTATTACCTTTAGAGCAGAGGCGGCCTGGACTGAAGCTACTACTTTGACATTTGCTAGGGAGAAAAGCGAAACGCCAGTGGGTAGCACCGTGATGTCTAGCAAAAAACATCTTTGGGATAATTCACCTCATATAGAAGTAACAGCATTTGACTTCTCAGACTATGTCAAACAATTTGCTGATGATTATGTGATTGTAAAAATGGACATTGAAGGGGCAGAGTTTCCGGTATTAGAGAAAATGATTGCAGACAAGACAGACTCAATGATGAATGAAATATGGGTAGAAATGCACCCAAACAAAGTTCGAGATTATACTACAACCTATTCAAATGAGCTTAAAGCAAAATTAAATTGTATTGTCAAAGAGTGGCATTAGAATTATGTTATAATTAAAGTATCGGAGTAAAAAAGCAATGTTGAGAGTAGTAGCAGTATCAGATAAGCCTGGGACAGCCATTGACCGACTGTGTCAGGGTGTTGCTAAGTGGCACGATAATATCGAATACATTGTTTGTGATGTACACCCTAAAAGACCAGACGCAGAGCAATTACAACGGTTTGAGAAAGCTATCGCTACCGCTGATGTTATTGATTATCAGTATTTTAGAACAGCAGATATGCTTAGAGAGAGATATCCACAGCTTAAAGAAATACCAAGCATCTTAACTCACAACAACCCTTACTCAATTAAAGAGCGCGACTGGAACGATTATCAGATAGTTGTAGCTAATAACAAGTCTATGGAGGTAGACCTGTCACGCATCACCTCTGCACGCCTAGAGTATATTCCACTTTGTGTAGATGCTGACTTCTGGATTATGCCAGAGAAATATGAGCCTAAAGAGCAAGTGATAATGGTTGCAAATCGTATTGAAAGCAAAAAGGGAATATTAGAAGTTGCAATTGCCTGTGCTGAACTAGGACTTAAGTTTGTGCTGGTTGGTGCAATCTCTGATGCTAACTATTTCAATGACATTATGGCCACAGGAAAAGTCGAATACCACCAACAAATTACTGATGAGCAACTGCGCAAACTGTATTGGGAATCAAAACTGCATATCTGTAATAGCCAAGATAATTTTGAAAGTGGTACATTGCCAGTGCTTGAGGCTATGCTATGCGGAGTGCCGGTCCTAACTCGCAAGGTTGGTCATATTCCAGATCTATACAATAACGATAATATGATAATTAACGAGAATGCTCACGATGATGTAATAGCAATGATGGCTACAATTAAAGACGCATTGACTAAAGACCTAGATGACATTCGCAACAAAGCCTGGAATACTGCCAAGAGGTTTAATCACGAACGCCGAGCTTATGGCTACCAAAAATTATACCGAGATATTACTAGCACCGGCCGTAGCGTATCAGTAATCGTACCAATTTGTGATAAGCCAGAGGTCACTAAGCAAAACCTAAAAGCCATTGATGCACAAACTTATCAAAACATTGAGATTATCATTTGTGACAACAGTCAAACAAGTATAAATGACGATGTAATTGCAGAGTTTAGAGCCAAAACAGAAAAGCTAGTCAGATACATCGATGTCAAAGGTAGTGATTATGGATTAGCTAGAGCAAGAAACTTAGGCATTATTGAGGCAACAGGCGAATTACTAGTATTTTGTGACCAAAGAATAATTATGGATAGCAAGGCTGTTGAAGTATTTGTCAATTCCCTTACTCCTAGAAGCTGGATTTACGGCCACAAGGGTATCCGCAAAGAGTTTGTTGAGAACTTTAGCTGTATTGAAAGAACTGACTTAATTAAGATAGGAATGTTTTGCGAGCGAATGGACAGATACGGTGGCCTAAGCCAAGAAACTAGAAGCCGAGCAAAATACAATGGCTACAAAATAGAGTTTATTGAGAAAGCAATCGCTACACCTGTTGGTAAGTCTGGCAATAAATACTCTAAGCGCAAAGATATTCTTAAGATTAAAAACAAACTATGGAAAATGGGTATGGAACTATGAAGCGCATTAACATCTTTGGCGTGGCTTGGCATACTGCTCACCAGCACTCATTACTCAGACTTGCCAAGAAGTACCCTATTAAGTTTCATTTCTTAGAAAACAATAACCGAAAATGGACACGCTACTCTCACCACCCAATGCCGAGTGATGTCTATACAGATGAAGAGTTTGAGTGGGTACAATACTATGAGCCTGGCAAATATGAATTAGCTATACTACACCTTGACCAACAATGCGTTGACCCTTTGATTGGCAAAGGCCGGCTGTATAGAGAACTTAATGAAGTCATTACTGATGTACCAAAGATTGTAATCAATCACGGAACGCCAATGTGGGACGAGCGATACAATGAGGAGTTAGTGATAAATGGTGGCACTACCTATGACTCTAAAGGCACGCCGCATAACTTCGATGGTATGAAAAAGCTGATTGGGGATAACTTTATGGTGCTAAATAGCTATGAGTCAGTCAATCGCTGGGGCTGGGGCTACCCAATTATTCACGGCATAGATAAAAACGACTGGCCGGACTTGCCAAAAGAGCCAAGAGTTTGTATATCTCTATCACCAGGCGGACTAGACAAATACTACAACCGTTCACTTATCTCTAGTATCAAAGGAGCAGTGGAAGAGCTATCTGGTCACAACTTGACTCACTTTAATGTAAACTTTCAACCTAAGGACTGGAACGACTACAAAAACTTCTTCTCTTCAAGCCTTATACATATCTACCCTTTCAAAGACTCACCAATGCCAAGAAGCAGAAGCGAGGCTATGCTATCAGGCTGTTGCATACTTTCTAGTAAGTATCACAATGCTGATGAATATATCAAGAGCGGAGAGAACGGCTTTATTGTGCCAGACAACCCAATGAGTTATGCCGAGACCATTCACCAGTTACTCAATAACAATTACCGAGAGGCAGTGCAGATAGGCCAAAACGCTAAGCAAACAGCAGAGAAACTATTTGACCTAGATAGATACCTGGATCAGTGGCACGAGCTAATCACTATGATACTAGATGGCAAAAGACCAATTTATGATGGGAGCAAAATATGGTAGGATTTCTGACCTTTGAACAACTGCACGGCAAGCGTGGTACTGGTAGCACAAATATTCGTGTCCACCAGCTAATTAAATACTGGCCAGAAGCAGAGTTATACCGCTTTGGCAGTAAGCCTGATGTATTAGTATTCCAAAAAGTGTATTGGACACCAGACTATTATTTGACTGAAAGTTACAAGGGTGGAGTAAAAATATTAGACATCTGTGACCCTGACTGGTTAGATAATGTCTATGTTAAGCGCACAGTAGACGCTATGGACGCTGTTGTCGTGCCAAGTGAGGAATTACAGCATTTCATTCAACAAATGACTGACAAGCCTGTCAGAGTGATACCAGACCGCTTTGACATTGAACTATTGCCTAAACGCAAAAAGCACAAAGGCAAGTGCAAGCGAGCAGTCTGGTTTGGCTATGCTCATAATGCTGAATTACTAAAGTCAGCCGTGCCAGCACTTGAGAAACTAGGCATTGCATTGACTATTATTTCTGATGATGACCCAATGGTCTGGAGGTATGCAAAAGACTCTGAGAAGTTTAGAGCAAACTACAAATACAACAAATACAATGAGGAAACTATCTATACTAGATTACAGCAGTGCGATATTGCTATTCTGCCTGTCGGCAATAGACCGAAGGATATATTTAAGAGCAATAACAAAACAATTAAAGCACAACTTGCAGGTTTGCCAGTAGCTTATAACATTGACGACCTAGAGTTATACTTGTCTAGTGTTGAAAGAGAGAAGGCATCAGAGTATAATTACAATCAAGCAATAGCGGAATATGATTGCAAGCTATCAATTAAGGAATACGAGGCACTTATAGATGAACTTCAACGCTGAAATTAAAAGAACTAGCCAACGCAAAGCAGCAAGTCTTGATAATGTTTATCAGATAGTACTTGAAACCGATAACCCTTTGATATTAGACTTGGGCAAATTGTCAGCTGATACGCTATTCAAAGTAACAATCGAGGCAGTATAATGAGCGCAGAAAAGATTGATAAAGTAGCAGTCAGGCAAGCAGAACAGAAAACTTTAGCAATTGCAGTAGCCACAAGCATTTATCATTACAAATGGATAGCTGCTAGTGTAGGCATAACAGAAGATGCTTTGAAAATGTGGAGAGATGCCGACAAAGATTTTTCGGATAGGTTAGAACAATCGAGAAGCCAATTTATAAACAAGAATATGCGGAAGGCCAAACCAGACTTTTTATTAGAGACAGCAGACCGAGAAACCTTTGGAAGAAAGCAAGAGGTAGCAGTAACAGGTAATGCAATTCAAGCAATAATAGATAAATATGGGGGGAGTGAGGGCGTAGATGAAGTTCCACCAATTACAACAACTGAGGAAAGACCACCTACTTAACATTCACGATGTGGTGCTATATCCGTATCAAGAGGATATCAGCAACAGGATACTTGCAGCACTATTGCATAATCTTAACGCAACCACAGAGCAAGATGTATCAGAGCTAGAACTATACGAATTATCTATTGAGATATCCAGACAGGCTGGTAAGACAACTTGTGTAGTCTATACAGTGGCAATTATTATGACCTACATCGCCGAGCTATATGACAGGCCTATTAGTATAGGTATATTTGCACCACAGATAGAACAGGCTAGAACAGACTTTGAGAGACTCAAGAACGCATTGCGACCAATTAAAGACTTAATGATTAAAGATGACGAAACTAGCAAAGATGTCAAAGAGCGTGAGAATGCTAAGACCCTAGTACTGCCTAACGGATCAAGTTGTTTTATTGCACCTGTAACTACTACCTCTAAGCCTGAGAGCAAGACATTTGACATTATGATATTTGAAGAGGCACAAGACTTAGACGACAAGATTGTACAGCAACAGATATGGCCTATTGGTGCAACGACTAATGCGCCGAGAATATATATTGGTACTGCCGGCACAAGACTATGTTATTTCAGAGGGCTAGGGCTTACTAGTCGCTCAATTAAAATATACTTTGATGAGATAGCCAAGCAACGCAAGCAGATATACGACCAGACTGGAGATGTTAAGCATTTGATGTATGAGCAGACAGTACGCAATGAGATACTGAACGCTCAAGAAGGCTTGCAGAGTGATGAAATACAACGGCCTTATTTCGGCAAGTGGCTGATTGGCACTGGGCAATTTACTACACTTGAAGAACTGCAAGGCTTAGAAACGGAACGCAAATACACACAGGCCGAATCTTATATGGAATGCTTTGCTGGTATTGACACTGCCAAGCACCCTGACAGCACTGTGGTCACAATCATTCGCTGGAATAAAACACTAGGCAAAAAAGAGATTATAAACTGGCTAGAACTTCGTGGTGAGAACTACAAGAACCAATATGAGATAATAATGGACTTTCTTGGCCGCTACAATATAGTTGCATTGGCGATAGATAGTACAGGACAAGGACAATTTATGCCTGACTGGATAAAAGAGGAGAGTGAGTTTTCAGATGAGCATTCAGGCTTGTATGAGATTAAGTTTTCGCAATCAAGCAAAGATGCAATGTATAGAAATCTCAAAGTAACTATCAAAGAGTTCTTGACGACTCTGCCTAATCTCGGTACAACTAGTGGTAAGAGATTCACAGAGCAAATGGTGAACCTCCAACAACAATACAAAGGGCAATACTTGAGTGTCAGTCACCCAGATGATGAAAAGGCACACGATGATTACTCGGACAGCTGGGCCTTAGCAGAATGGGCTTTTGCCAGATGGAACGAGACAAGTAATGCCACAATTGCAGTTATAGACGCTTCACAAAAAGAACGAAAGGCAACAAAAAACGATGAAGGTAAGATTACCGATTATTGGCCAGGTGCAACTTGGTAGAGCCAAAGAGCCAGAAATTAAGGCCTTAAAGATACCTAAGACCAAAGCAGCTACATTACTAGGTACATTCTTAGATCTAGGCACTAAATCACTAAGCACTGAAAAGAATATATCTTCTAAGCTAATTGAAGCATTTTATGAGTGGGTATTTATAAATGTGACTGTATTATCTGAGGAAGTATCCAAGCTAGAGCCGAAGCTATACAAAACAGTATTAGTTAAAGGCCAGACCGAACTTATATGTATTGAAGAACACCCAATTTTAGATTTGCTTGACCGATTCAATGAAAGCACTACAAGCTCAGACGGATTCTATTTGACTGAGGCACACTTAGAGCTTGCCGGCGACACATTCTGGTATTTAGAGGGCGGTGCTAATGGAGGACAACCAACAAACATATATTTATTACAGCCTGACAAGATAGATCTAAGCTTGGGCGATATTTCAAAAGGTGCATCAAGACTAATTGCAGGGTATGAATATAAGACAGTCATTGACGGCGATACGGTAGCTATTAAATATGACCCTGAAGAGATACTGCATATTAAAGTGCCGAACCCAAAAAACCCTTACAGAGGTCACTCAGTTGTCGAGGGCATTGCCACAACCTTAGATATTGATAGCAACACACTCAATGCCAGCAAGAACTTCTATGAAAATGGTATGATGTCGCAATTTATGCTCTCAACCGATAACAAGCTGACACAAGACCAACTTAAAAAACTGCGTGCCGAGATGGTCGCAGCCTACTCTGGCTCTAAGAACTTTTGGAAGATACCAATCTTTGGTGGCGGTATTAAGCCTGAAACATTGCAGATGAGTAGCAGAGATGCCGAGCAACTAGCCCAGCAAGAATGGCTACGCGATAAGATAATGGCAGCATTCAAAAATACTAAGTCTTCACTTGGTATCGTTGAAGATGTTAATCGCGCAAACGGCGAGTCTTCACTGCTCAACTGGAAGCAATCTACTATTAAACCTAAGATGGCCCGTATTGTAGATGCACTTAACGAGTTTCTTGTGCCACGCTACGGCGATAACCTGATACTTGGCTTTGAAGACCCAGTGCCAGAAGATATGACTCGCAAGATTGCTGATGCTACTACGCTCTACGCCGCCGGCATAATCACAGTCAACGAGGCTAGAGATATGGTCGAGCTTGAAACTACTCAAGATGGTGAGCTGATACCTGATGAGGTATATAGCGACAAGTCATTGCCTAGAGCATTGAAGTCGGTCAACACCAAAGCAGTATTTAGAAAGATGGGCCTAGAACAGAAACGCAAAGACTGGGCAAAGGCCTACGAATCAGCTAAGCCTGTTGCTAAGAATATATACAGTAAAGAACTAAAGATAGTACAGACCGAGAAATCACTCAGCCCTCACTTTAGCAATGATACAATCTGGAAGTTCTGGGAAAAGCAAATACACATGGTTGAGGTCACTGAGAAGCGCTTTGATAATATGCTTAATCAATTCATATCTAAGATGATAGATGACGGACTTGCACGAGTAGATAGTGAAGACGCTCGCAAAGACAATAATCTACTAAATAACAAACAGCTCATACAAGACGCTGTGGCCAAGTTCAGCCCAATACTTACTGAGATAGCTGTTTCGTCAGGAAACCACGCAAACAGGCTACTCAAGCTCGACAAGCCATATATTCCTAAGACTATCAAAGGCTTTGAGATGAGTGAGCAAGTTCGCAAGCAAATCGAGCTATTTGCAGCTTCAATGATTGAAACTGATGAGAAAGCAATGGTAGACATCATCGTGTCAGGATTATCTGAAGGCTCAAGCATACCAGCAATTAAGACTGCGATACTTGAGAAGTTTGATATCTTCACTGGCACACAGGCCGAGCGGATCACACGCACTGAAGTATTGAAAGCTAGCAATGCAGGACTTGAAGACGCTTATACACAATCTGGCGTGGTGATGATGAAAGAATGGCTCACTGCCGGTGACCCTTGCCCTATCTGCGACGAGCTACAAGGCGAAACTAGAGATTTAGGTGAGGACTTTTATCAACAAGGCGATAATATTGACTACACCAATGACAAAGGCGAGCCAGCTCAATACGAAATAAACTATGACAACATAGAAACACCACCTGTACACCCTAATTGCCGATGTACTATTATTCCTGTACTCTACGACACCACCGAGCGCAGCATCGCCGCCGCTCAAAAAGATTTTGATGATTTGAAAGAATACACCAAAGACTTAGAGGAATTGCTAGATATTGAGGACGCTAATGGATAAAAAAAAGCAAATACAAAAGCGACTTGAGGCAAAACGAATACTCAAGGGTAAAACAACTATTAAGGATTATGAAACCTATGACGATCCTAAAATAGTGTTGGAGATACCAATGGCCAAGGTTAAGGGCTTAGATGCTCACGAAAAAAGATTTGAGGTCGAATTTAAGGAATTATATATACAACTGCAAAAAATGTATGAAACTGTGGATAAAGCTCTGGAAAAAGAGAATGTTAACAATGACAAACTTATAGAGGTCAATAACAGTTTAGTGCGATTACAATCAATGCTACTCGATAAGGGCTTGCGAATTAAGAATGTAGAAAGTCTTGAGGCAGCGACTAAAGCGGCTGTGGATAACTTAAAAGATATTAAAGTACCTGAAAACTTAACTATTAAGAATATGCCAAACTGGCTTGCTAGTGAGAAAAGTCTTGAAGAGGTCAACAAAAACTTAGCAGAGATATCTAGCCAGATGGGTGGGCTTGAAACTACACCACAAGGTCAGAAGGCAGAGGACTATGTACCTTTTAGACGAGTAGTAGCTGAAGGTCAACGATTGCGCTTTGATGATTTCATTCCTGGCTCAGGCGGTGGTGGCTCAGGCGGTG